CGTGGGTCCCAAGCTCGCGTTGTATCATGTTACCAACGTTATGTTACCTTGTTAATTTTTGATCTTGACAAATTGGTAACAAGGTAACATAATGGTAACATGGCAGAAATCAATCAATCACAATTTGCTAAAATTGCGGGCGTGAAACGACAAGCTGTCTACATGGCTGTCAAAAGAAATAATATTGTAATCAATTCAGCAAAACTCATCGACACGGAAAATAAACAAAACGTAACTTGGTTACGCTCTCATGGGAAATCTGAAAAAGACGTGATTCAATATCTTGCCGAACTCCAACAAAAAGAAAAAAAAATAAACTTAAAAAAAATAAAGTCTAATCCAATTCCGAAAATCAGAGAGAAATCAAAAAAAAAACAAGTCCAGGTCAAACCTGAAAAAATACAAATAATTCAGGAATATATTGAACCAAAACTGCAGGATAATGATGAAAATCAGAACGAAGACAAAGGACAGGATGAAATTGATTTTGAAAATGTTATAGGGCTTCCGGCCCGCATGATGGATTTGAATATCAAACAACTTGTTATGCGTTATGGCGGACCGATGATGCTTGATAATTGGTCAAAGATTTTACAACGGCTCATGTCTGCAAATGAAAAAGATCAAAAAATCCAGGAACGCAGACTTGAACTCATAGAGAAAGATTTTGTCATAGCAAGATTATTTTCATATCTTGAAACATTATCAAGTAGACTTTTTGATTATACAGAAAATATCCCCATTGGAATTATTGCACTTGTCAATTCAGGTGCTGACAACCTTGAGTTCAGAATTAAGAAAAAAATGAGGAAAGATTTCTCAAATCTCATCCGTGACACAAAAGAAAATATAAATCGTGAATTGGAAAATCTAAAACAGAAATATGAAAAGGGGAATAATGGTAATACAGATAACGAATCTTAATGATATAGATTTTTTCCAGGGACAAATAAATTCAATTACAGATTCACGTGATTATGAGTTGCCGTCCCATTATGCAGAGCGCGTGCGATATCTTCCTCCGGAGCTGACGCCCATGCCTGGTAAATATTCTTTTGACAAAGCTCCTTTCCTTCGGGAAATATTAGATTGTCTATCTCCTATGTCATTAGTTCAGGAAGTCGCTGTCATGAAGGGCGCCCAAATTATGCTCACAACAGGAGTGCTTGAAAATTATCTCGCATATAATATCGGATGTGATCCAAAGCCTATGTTATACATATCGGCTGACAAAGAACTGGTGACAACCGGAATGAAAACGAAAATTGAACGGATGCTTGACTCATGTAATTTGCGTGATTTAATTTTTGCACAAACAAATAAAAAACGATCAACAGGCGACACGGTAACTGAGAAAGAATATCCGGGTGGTTTTCTCCATGCAATCGGCGCGCGTAATCCAGGTAAATTAAGACAGATGAGCTATCCTGTTATATTGTTTGATGAAATTGACGGTTTCCCGGAAAAACTCGGAAAAGAAGGTGATCCGATTACACTTGCGAAAAATCGTACAAATGCATATGCGACAAAGAGAAAAATATTATATTTGTCTACCCCTCTCATTTCCCAGACCTCAAGAATATATTATCTATATCAACGAGGCGACCAGCGTAATTTTTTCGTACCATGTAAATATTGCAGAGAAATGCAGGTCCTGCAGTGGCATGGCGTTAATGAAAACGAAAAACAATATGGAATAACTTTTGAGCTTACCGACAAATATCTACCTGATTATGATTCAGTGGGTTATCGTTGTAAGTATTGCGGGCAGATTATGAAAAACCATGATAAGTCAATCATACTAGAAAAAGGAGAGTGGCGGTCAACTTCCGAAGCTGAATTACCATTTTTTAGGTCGTATTGGATTTCTGCTTTATATTCACCGCCTGGTATGTATTCATGGGAGAAGATGGTAGCGGATTGGTCCGAAGCCTGGGACCTGGAAAAAAACAGAATGAAAGATAAAGAAAAAACAAGAGCGTTTTATAATCTTAAACGCGGTCTGCCCTGGGAGGAACGAGGGTCCAGTATTAAATATGAAAAATCAGTATTACACAGGCGATCCGGTTTTATACTTTCAGAAATGCCTGAAAATATTATGATTCGTGATACAGGGAGTTTTGCGTTATTATTGACCTGTGCAATTGATGTGCAGGCAAGCGGTGTGTTTGTTCACACGATAGCCTGGACGTTTGGCGGTCAATCCTGGACAATAGATTTTTTCAAAATAGATGGTGATATCACTGATGAAAAATCAAAAATGTGGTCGGAGGTTGATAATTATATAATGCAGAAAATATATTTTTCGGAATCAGGAAAACAATATCGGATAATAAATACTTTTGTAGATTCCGGCTGGGGAAAATATTCAGATGTTGTATATAGATTTTGTTCTCAATATTCTTCGGGCGTCTATGCAATAAAAGGCGAAGATTGGATTAAGTCAGGTTTGGTATATAAAATGTTCACAAAAACCACGCTTGAAAAAATCGGACTGTCGGCAGCATTTATAATAAATACGACAATATTAAAAGACAGGTTATCACGTTATATGGGAGTATTGCAATGGGACTCAGGCCAATTACAACCGGAATGGTATCCTAATTTTCCGGAGAATCTCGGTGATGATTTTTTTAGAATGTTCGAAGCTGAATATCGTATCGAGGTTCATGATCGGGATACTGGAAAATTTAAATATATTCGCTGGAAACAAACACAGGGTGCGGATAATCACGCATTTGATACGACTGTATATAATCTGGCAGGTTTGGAATTAATAGCTAATCGTGTTTGTCGTGAAGAACTCGGCTTACAGGCATTAGATTGGAATCAATTCTGGGAATATTGCAAAGAAGGATATTTCTACTCTTGACAAAAAAAATATTTCATATATTATATGATACATGGAGGTGATGTATGCCTACTCTTAATTTTCCATTTACAAATATTGAAAATTATACGGTCGATACAGATGAAATGAATATAGTAGCCGGGAAAATGAAACTTGCATTACAGCAGGATGATGTTGATTTTGTCGAGGATTTTGCAGACGATACGGATTTTATTTATGATAGCGATTTAGCAGAGTTTTTCGATGAAGAAGAAGATCCGTTGTTATTAGTAAGACAAAAAAACAAAAGACCTACAAATGCAATTTTTTACGCTTCTTTTACAAATGGTAAAGACGCTTCCTGGGGAGAAGGAACATTAACGGGCACATTAGGCGGTAATGCATCGGTACATGATGGTTATCTTGATTTGTATTCTGGCGGATATGAAGAATTTCCTATTGACAATTTTGCTTCTATGCAAAGCAGTTCTGGGTGTATTAGAAAAAGAATATCCTTTGATTATTCAGGAGCTGCTCCTAATGTACAATATATAATACAAACCAGTCCAAATACTGCAAGTAGAGTGTATTTAGTTCATAATGCAACATTCATTCAGTGTTACATTACAAACACAGGTGGGACTACTATTTACAGTATGGTTTTTTCCTGGACTCCTAATCAAGGACAAATATACGAATTCGAAATTGACTGGACAAGTACTCACGCCTATATATTTATTAATGGCCAATTACAAGATTCAGATACGGGATCGTTAGGAATGGCAGAACCATCATTATTCAGGATTGGAGCTGACGCTAATACTCAAATGAGATATTATGATATTATTGTTTTTAATACGTTGCAACATTCATCAAATTATGCACCTGATTGGTCAAATATATATGAATATGATTATCTCGGGTCATCTGTCATACTTCCAGAAATGGAACACGCCGGAGACGGTACAATAAAATTATTTAATTCATTTTCGACAACAGAAACAGGGTCGCCACGTTATACTTTACAGATCGGACGTTCAGGAGACTATCTTTATTGGAATGGGTCTGCATGGGTTGTGTCAAACGGCACATATGATCAAGCTAATGACGCAACTACTTTCAACACAAATATAGAATCACTCAATGTTGACGGTGAAAATTATGGACAATTTAAAATAATTTTTACGGAATCAAATACTCAAAACTCTGTTGATGAATTAACAGCTAACATGAATGTTGATATAGGTTATCTGACAACCAATCCATATGGAAAAATAAATACAGGTTTTAGAACTGATGAACTGGAAGCATTTATTGAAACTACTACAAAAAACGGAAACGATGAAATAAAATATATTCTTGAAAAAGAAGGAAATTATTATTACTGGAATGGTAGTGCCTGGGTAACCGGAAGCTTACAATATAGTAATTCATCAACAGCAAGTGATATAAATACAAATTGTAGTGCGTTAGTTGATGGTTCATCCTTATGGTATATTTATTTTTTTCTGCATTCAGATGATGGTTCATCTACGCCTGAATTTGATAATTTACAGGTTAATTTTTCTTATGGTGGTGAAACGCCTGATACAATTAACACTTGTTTGGTGTGGGGTTATATGTTCGACGCCGAAGGAAATCCGCTTACGGATTCATTCAATATCAGACTTAATAAATATATTGTCGAGTATGGCAGTTACTCATCTATATTAAAAAACGATGACATAAGGGTAACCCCGGATGAGTCGGGATATTGGGAAGTAGCTTTAATAGAAAATGAAAATATGGTTTCACCTGACGGTGAAGATGTGAAATATATTTTTGATTTCGGAGATACAAATGTATTCGAAAAAACTGTACCGAATGAAACAACAAAGGCGTATAACGATCTTGAATAATTTATTTGACAAAATTGATAGGATGGGATAATAATTAGATATGTCATTATTGAATGAATCACATTCAAGTAATTCTCAAACCTCAACAGAATACTGGCAGGATGAACTCAAGAATTCCCGTGTACTTCTTTTTCAAATCAATCAAGCAATAAGTACGATAACTTCCAATTCACATCAAAGTTATACGATAGATACCGGACAGAGTCGTCAAACAGTAACAAGAGTTGATTTACCTGCGCTTATAGAACAGCGTAATAATCTTATTCAAAAAATTAGAGAATTAGAATTATATCTTGATGAGGGCAAGCCCGGAATAATTCAGGTTCGCCCGGAATGGTAGCATAGAATATGGATCTTAGAGCATCGTATATACAGAAGGCCCGTACACTAATGAAGCTAGGACTTGAAGACAGGGCAATAGTATTACTTAATGCAGCAAGTAAGATAAGCACTCAAGAAAAAAATACTTTCAAAAGTATACACAGAACAGAAAGCGACAAATTGCAATATTATGTTACCGATCTTGTGGATGCAATATGGACCGGTGAAAAGTTCCCGGGAGGATTCGGTCTTACAAAAGATTTTGTTTTTGTTGATTATTATACTCTTCGTACTCGTTCTGTTCAATTATTCAAAGAAAATCTATATGCTCGCGGAATGTTAAGACGATTATTAAGAAATGAAATCCACAAAGGACTTAACCTCGAAGCTAACAGTATAACAGAGATCACGGGGCTATCCGATGAAGAAGCGATCGACTGGGATGAAAACGCAGAGCTTGAATGGAAAATATGGGGTGATGAAGAAAAAATATGTGACTGGCAAAAAAAGAAAAAGTTCGGAGAGTTACAGCATGATGCCAGAATGTCCGCTCTCATTTCAGGAGATTGTCTTATAGTGATACATATAGATCAAAAATCAAGCCTGCCATCAATTGAATTGATAGACGGGACAAATATAAAAAGCCCATTCAATCAAACAGTACGAAAAGGAAATAGAATAATACACGGAGTTGAACTCGATAGATTTGACAGGCACGTAGCATATTGGGTTCAGACACAAATAGATAACGGCTATCAAATGAAACGTATACCATGTTACGGTGAAAAATCAAAACGTAAAATAGCATTTCTCATTTATGGGACAGATAAGCGTCTTGATGAAGTTAGAGGGGAACCAATACTTGCACTTGTATTATATATGCTAAAAGAACTTGATAGATATAGAGACGCAGAGCAAAGGGCAGCTGTACTTAATTCAATAATTCCATTATTTATTAAAAAAACAGAAGGCGGTCTCGGAAGCCATCCACTTAACAAAGGTGCTATTAAGCGTGGCACTGATACAACCGAAGATTTTGATAGTACTGAAAGGACATATCATATAACGTCCTCATTACCTGGAACTATACCGGATGAATTGAACAAGGGAGAAGAACCTACATCATTTGATACAAAACGTCCGAATGTCAATTTTAAGATTTTTGAAGAAACAATAATCAACGCTTTTGCATGGGCTTGTGAAGTCCCTCCGGAAATAGCACGTCTTTTGTTCCAGTCTAATTTTTCAGCTTCCAGGCAGGCTAATAATGAATTTAATGTTTATCTTTCATATATAGCCTGGAAATTTGGTAATAATTTTTGTCAGCCGATATATGAAGAATTTCTCACAGCATCAATTTTGCTTAATCAAATAATGACTCCCGAATTTCTTAATTCATATTGGTCCGGGAATTGGCGTGTTATGCGTGCATGGTTTAATGCCGAATGGACCGGAATATCAAGGCCGAGCGTTGATTTGCTCAAAGATGTAAAAGCAGCAAAAGAAGCACTTGCACTTTGTACAACAACTTTTGATCAACAATCAAGAAAGATATCCGGTATGTCATTTAGGACAATTATAAAAAAGCGTGCACGTGAGAAAAAATTACTTGATCAAGCCGGGCTAACATCAAGCGTTGATGAAACATCCACAGGTGAGCCGATTGTTTCCAGGATATCTGAAATGGAAGAAAAGATTTTTGAAATGGAAGGTTAAAATGGAAAAGATAGATATGATTTATAATACTGTTATTGAAAATCAAAAAGATATAAAAGATATATTATCGGTTATGCCTAATTTACAAACACAAGAAAAATGTGAAGAAATTAGAAAAGAAAATAAAAATATTTTTAAAGGCAATTTGAAATATATTATAACAACTTTTATAGCATTAGGCGCTGTAATAATAGCTATATTTTTTTAGGAGTTTAAAATGTTGACCGACAAAACAATTAAAAACTGGAAAAAAATATTTGTCAAAGAACTTGAAAAACAACTAAACGCCAGATATACGTTAGGTGGCGGACAAATGACAAAATATTCAGGATATAATAATCTTGATGAAAACGGATATCCTGTCGGTTTCGACTGTTGCGGTGGTATAATATATGCAATTGAACAGACAACAGGATTAGAGTTGTCACCTCGTCCCGTTAATAGCTTTTTAAATACAATATGGCTTGATGAAATTATAGAAACACAATTACAGGAAGGCGATTTAATCCTTGTCGATATACCAGGAATGAAGAATGGAAACCTGCTCATTGATAAAAGTGGGAAAACAATATATGGCAAGTTTAATCATGTGATGACATTTGTGCCTAATGGTGTATATGATATAATTACAACTGAAGGGGTTGGCGGTGATCATAGAATAAATCCGAGTTCAAGTGCAACAACCAGAAGATGGAAATTATCAGAGTTTAAAAGAGTTTCATCATTAATTTTTAAAGGAAAAACAAAATATAAATATATGAGAATAAACTGGCAGTGGTTTTTTGACTGGAAAAATTCACACCAGGTATAACGGAGGTTTATATGCCTATCAAAGAAATTAAATCACAGAAAACAATATGGGTTGTATGGCTCATTATCATATCTGTTTTTTTACTTTTTCCGCTTCAACTGATTGTAACATTTGAAATACCGTTCGACGGTGCAATCTGGGCGTTGCTTTTGATTGTAGGCGGTTATATGGGATTCGATCAATTTGCAACGGTAGTTACATCAAGAACTTTACCGGTAGGATACAAATATACGGGTTCATATAAAAAATTACTTTTCGTAACAATTGCACTATGGTTAATTCTCATAGAAGCTATTATTTTTCAGGGAATTTTAAATCAAATCAAATTACCACTCGATCAATTATTTTTTGCAGTTGGGGTGATTTCCGGTATTTTCGCAGGCGGAAATAAATTAAATAATGTAGCCGAACAGCATGAAGGTGAGGAAAAATGATCTATATAATTTTTATCGTTTTATTGCTTGTCTCTTTGGGAATAAATTATTTACTCATTAAAGCAAATCAGAAAAAAGATAAGATCATCGAACAAAAAGATTTCGCAATCGAAAATGCATCACAAAACATGAAACATCTTATTGATTATCAGGATATAATTGACAATATAAAAAAAGATCATCATGAAGTTTATAATCAAATAAAGGAGGCTAAAACAGATGAAGAAGTTGTTGATATTATTCATAATATTATTGACATTAACAATAAGCACGTGCACGACAGTTAAGGAATATGTGACCGTCAAATATGTATTACCTCCTTTTCCGAATCGTGAAATAATTGTTATTCCAGATAACCCGACTACCAAAGATTATGCGAAAATCATAAATTATTATGAGCATTTGGTACAGGAATGGGAAGAATGGGGAAAAATTACGAAAAAAATACTTGACACAAAATAAATAGGTGTCATAATATAAGAAATTTATATTTCGGAGGGAATAATGAGTATAAGAACACAATTACATAGAGTAAGAAAAGATACACGTGAAGTTGATGAATATGCAGCTAACGTATGGCATGTATGGTCGGCTGTTTCCGCGAGTGGTTCAGGTGTTAGCTGGGAAACAGCTTTTAAAACATTCGCAGAGGCTTTAGTAGTTGCGACTGCAGGTGATGTAATTAAAGTGTTAGGTGAGTTTAATGAATCAGGGCTTGAATTAGCAGTCGAACTCACAATTATTGGTAGTGATGTTTCAAACAATCATTATCGAACACTTTTTTATTCAGACGTCGAGACACCTATTTTTATACCAAAAGCAAATAATATTACAGTCAAAAATCTTGGTATTGCACAACAGGCAGCATATCCAGCTATCAAAATTGGTGACGCATTAGGCCAATCATGGTATAAATTATTACTTCAAAATCTTAAGATTGACGGATGGGGAGCAGCGACATATGGTGTGTCATTCGGCCATGCAACGGTAGATGCTCCAGATATTCATATTGAAAATTGTCTTTTTAGATCAATTGCAGGAACTCATATCGTTTCGAACGCAACCAGGGGACGATATAATAAAAATAAATTACTTCTCTCGACAAACGGAGTCGGAATTGATCATCAACCTGATACATCAGACAGACCTGATACGATTATCGAAGAAAACCTTATTGTCGGTGTTAATTCGGGCGATACCGGAATAAAGATTACAAATACCCCGGATGCGGGTAAATTGATTGCGCGCAGAAATGATATTTTTAATTGCGCAACGACCATCACGCAAAAAGCAACAAATGTCGCAGTGCAGATGAATTACACTAACGATGGCGCAGGCGGTGTTTTAATTGATCCGATAGCATAACAGGAGTTTTATGAAAACGATAATAATAGATGGTGTTATAGGATGGGATTTCACAGCTTCTAATTTCAGGGACGCAGTTGACGAAGCCAAAGGCGATAATCTTGATATACAAATCTCTTCTCCAGGTGGTTCTGTTTTCGAAGGAAATACAATTTTTGATCTGATTATGAAATATAAAAAGGATTTCCCAAGTGCAAATATAACTGTGACATCTTTTGGCATTTCAGCTTCCCAGGCTTCAATTATAGCGTTAGCCGGTCATGAACATTATGTATATGAAAATACAGTTTATGTAATTCATAACGCATGGGCGCTTGAAATTGGCGATCATAGACAGATGCGTAAGACTGCAGATATTCTTGAAAAATTATCAAATATGTCGGTCCGTGTTTATGCTGCGAAATCAGGAAAACCAATATCTGAAATTAAACAAAAGCAGGATGATGAAACATATTTTTATGGTCAAGAAATCATGGATTATGGCTTTGCTGATCAAGTTTTAAAACAGGAAGAAGAATCAGATAAACAAGAAAAAATATCATTTGCAGAAATCGCAATTAAAGAAACATTGCAGAAAATTAAAAATGATAAAGATTTCAATCCAGAAGAGGATTTGTTCAAAGCAGTTGCGTTAATTAAAGAATCACAAAACAACAAACAGTCTAGCATTCCCGCATCTGCGGGCAAAAATATAAATACGGAGGTAATTATGAATCTTGATGATCTCAAGAAAAATCACCCCGAACTGTATGCCCAGGTCGTGCAGATCGGGAAAGATGAAGAGTTTGATCGGGTTCAGGCTCATATAACAATGGGTAAAGAATCCGGTAGTCTCGATATTGCCGTGAAAAATATCGAGGAAAAAAAAGTATTCACGCAGGCAGTAGCGGCAGAATATATGGCAGCAGGTATGAAAAATCAGGCAATTCAAAGCAGAAAAGATGATGAACCCGATACAAGCGGCGGACACACTGAAGGTGATGATAAAGCCGATACCGATGCTTATACAAAAAAGCTGCTTGCTTTAAGGGGGGTGAAAAGTGGGAAATAATACGGTAACCAATTTTTACCCAGGTGATGGGGTAAGAAGTGTTAAACACTCTGAACAAGGTGAGCATACAAATGACACAGGCGGTGCACTTACGGTATATCGTTTAACAATTTTAGGCCGGATAACAGCAACAGGGTTATACAAACAATATGCAAGTGGCGCAGTTGATGGTTCACAAATACCTGTAGCTGTTTCGCTCAACGAAGTTGTTCATGCAGCGGACGGTGATTTACCGTGTGGTGTTATGCTCCAGGGTGAAGTAAATGAGGGCGATCTTATTATACACGGAAGTGCTGCCGGTGTCGGTATCACTGACGCGATAAAAGATGCTCTTCGAACATATGGTATCATGGTAGTACCGAGAACTGAAACCGGTGCACTTGATAATCAAACCTAAGGAAGGCGGTAAAATATGGCAGCAGATAAAAGAACATCCTATCTTGAGGCTTACAGACAATTACAGGTTTTTATACCCTTTCTCTCAACATTTTTCAGGACAACACCGCGTGATATCGTCAAATCAGAATCTGTGAAAATTGACATAAAAAGGGGTACAAGGAAAATCGCACCGGTAATCAGTAATTTCACACAGCGTGGTGGAAAGATTGAAAAATCACAGTATACTCAAAAAGAGTTTACTCCGCCAGTGGCAGCATTAGGCGGTGATTTCGCTCCGGGTGATCTTATTGAGAAAGCGTTCGGTATTGATAAATATGCATCGGCTAGTGAAGATTATATGATGACTTTGCAGAATAACATCATGGATACGATGATGGAAATTGAAATGCAATTCGGACGACTATTTGAGTATATGGCATCCGAAATATTTCAAACAGGTGAATTATCATTATATGATGATCAGGGAAATATTGCTTACACAATTGATTTTTTTCCTAAAGTAACACATTTCCCGACAGTATCCGTAACCTGGGATGATGAAGACGCGGACCCGGATACCGATATCGCAAGTCTTATTGATGTAATCAAAACCGACGGCCATGTAAATATAACAAATATTATATTCGGAAAAACTGCACTTGATGAATATTTGCGCAACACGAAAGTCGATGATAAATTCGATCTTCGCAGAATAGCATCAGGCGAATATGACCCGCAAAGACAGAACGAAGACGTTGTATATTTAGGCGATTTGCTTATTGGTACAAATCGTCTTGCAGCTTGGAAATATGAGGGCGAATATGAGCACCCGTCAACTGCAACTATTACACGATTTGTTGATAATGGAAAAGTTATATTACTTCCATCACAGGGCGCCATGAACGTAGATTATAGAAAAGTATATTGTAAGGTTCCTACGATTACCGGTGTAGACCCTCGTTTTTCAGGAATTATTCCAGTAAATATGAATCTTGATAACAGAGCATATACGGCCCGTGTGTGGGTTGACGGTGGAGCTGACGCGCTTAATGTCGAACTCAAAACACGTCCATTACTCATACCGGTTGCAATTGACACATTCGGCTGTCTTACAACATAATTGGAGGTAATATGAAATATATATGCAAAAACGGGCATTCACTCGTCACGATGCGTGGTATTATAGGACCGCCTGTTGATCCTGAAAAACCGACAAATCAGGAAATCATAACAGAAAAAGATTTCAGGAATGGCAAAACAGGATTGACAAAACTACTTCAGCATAAAAAATGTCCTATAATAGTACTGAATGAAAAAAAATCCGAAGTTGTATCCGATGAAAAAAAACCAGATTCAATTACGGACGAAGATTCACAGCAACCCGAAAAAGATGATAAAAATAAAAAAGGAGCTGTGAAAAAGTAATGAATCTGAATGAGATAGCTGAATCCGATCTTGTTTTTACTCTTGAGGATAATGAGACCGGATTCGGCGTATCTCTTACCTTTTATAATTCTGTAGGATTACCTAAGACAATCAGCTGTAATACGACTGATATTAGTTATTTTATTGATCCGGAAACCGGGGAAGGAGTTGAATCAAGGACTGTTGAAATAACAGGACGTATCACGACATTTGAGAATAATGACGTTTCGCCTGCGAAAGGTTCTATTGTCAAATATTATGATACGCAAGGCACTGAGTATAAATCGAGTATAAGACAAATAATGCCTGATAGGAAATTGGGAATATACAAAATAATTCTTGAGGCCAGAAAATGAGCGCACTTATAACAACACTTATCGACAAACAGGACTCAAATGAACTTGTAAGGGACCAGATAGCAGCAATACTTGCAGTCGAGGTGGCAAACCAAAGAACGCTTGCGATAGCAGACGGTAAAGACCCAGATGATTATTCCTTTTCGGTATATATTGAACGATCGAAACCATGGGAGAGCGGAGAAATGCCACTTGTTAACGTGTTATTTGATAATGATCGTTTTGATAATCGTAATTCAAATATGTTAGATAGACAAAGAGCAATAGGTACATTTTATATAGATTGTTATGCGAAAAAAAATACGACAGATGATAATGAAGGTGATGAATTATCATCTAAAGAAGCCGACCGCATAGCAATGCTTGTGCGTAATATAATTATGTCGAATGAATATTTTCAACTTGCACTTGGTTACCGTGAACTTGGCGTAGGCAATAATATTGTTTCACGTCGTTACATTATGCGTAGAGAAAAGTTTCAACCCGATATCAGAAACGAAGCCTATGAAAACATAATAGCCTGTCGGGTAATGGTAGAGGTGGAATATGACGAGTTCAGCCCGCAGACCGAAACAGAAGATTTTGAATTGTTAATACACTCATGTAAAAGGAGTGATGATGATAAGGTCCTTTTTGTGACCGAACATGATATGACAGAGGAGGAATAATATGTCAATAGCGCAATCAGTAGTTGCCCGTGTAACGGGTGTTAATGTTTCATACAAGAATTTTAATCTCGGTCAAGCTCAATATTTACCTCAGCGTATAGCTGTAATAGGGCAGGGTCGTACAACTCTTAACGGGACATATTCAAATGATAAGGCAGTTGTAACGTCTGAAAAGGATGTTGCCGATACATATGGATATGGTTCACCGCTTCATCTTGCTTGTCGTCAATTATTGCCGGCTAATGGAAACGGAGTGAAGGGAATCCCTGTTACTGTATATTCTCTTGATGATTCGGGTACCGGGGTTGTTGCAGACGGTTCAATTGATGCAGTCGGAGATGCTATAGAAGATGCAAGCGGTTATGTATATGTAGGCGGTGTAAAATCAGCAAAAATTGTGATATCAAACGAAGACACGGCGGCCGAAGCGTTAGCAATTATAAAAACAGCAATAGACGCAGTTTTATATATGCCGGTCACAACAGGAGTTATTGCAGAAGGTTCACTTCCTCTTGAAGCAAAGTGGTTAGGCGAAAGTGGAAACGACATAACACTTGATGTTTCTGAATTGATTGTGGCAGGTCTTACTTTTTCGGTAACCGATATGGCGAGCGGTGCAAATAATCCGAGTGTTCAGGACGCGCTTGATATTATTGATGAGACCTGGGAAACACTTATAATCAATTGCATGAATTATGATGATACAACAAATAACGCATTATATCATACAGCAAATGAAGCACGGTGGGAACAGACTGTCAAGAAACCGTTTATAGTTTTCACCGGATGTGTTGACAATTATGCAACCCGTACAGCGATAACAGACGCAGCAGCAGCGAAAGCATACAGAACTATGGCGCTTGTTCAATCTTGCGGGTCCCGTGAATTACCTTTTGTTATTGCAGCCCAGGGACTTGTCAACGATATTGCGCAAAAAGCAAATGATAAACCGGCTCATAATTATATCGGAACTCTTGAAGGATTACAAACCGGTGCTGATACGGTCCAGGAAAATCACTCGGTAAGGGACGCGGCTGTAAAACTTGGTTCATCGACAAATATAAAAGTTGGAAGCCTTGCGGTGATAGCTGATATTGTCACATGGTATCATCCTGCCGGAGAAGATCTGCCCGCTTATCGTTATGTAGTCGATATTGTGAAACTCATGAATATTATATATAATCTCGATATTATCCAGGAAACATTCAGGGGAAGGCCATTATTGCCGGATGATACGCCGACAAATGACCCGGATGCGGTACAGCCCAAAATGATACAATCAGTATTATCAGTGTTGGCCGATTCGCTTGCATCAGGCAGGTCGGCAATTATAGCGGATGCAGATTTCACAAAAGAAAACATGAGCGTGTCAATTAACGCTACAAACCCGAAAAGAATTGATACTGTTTTCCCTGTGAAACTATCAGGTAATGTCGAGGTTAATTCAACCGATGTTTATTTTTCATTTTATTTAGGTGAATAAGAAAGGAGCATAAAACATGGCATCAGGCGGACCATTAGAAAGTATAACAATTGATAGTCGGCGTTTTCCTGTAGACGGAGAGGTTAACGCTATGTTATCTCTTCCAGGATATACGAATGAAATCAAATCGAATGGTGATCGTAAAACATTTCGTATTGTTAAAACTGCAAAAACAGGAAAAACGAAGGCAATACCGATCGTGATTGATAATGCGAGAGGCGATATGGAATTTATACAAGATGTTATGGACTCACCTGAACCTGTCCCGTTTTTTGCTACAGAAGTAGATGGTACAGTATGGGAAGGTGAAGTTATGATTTCCGGTGATCCTGAAAAATCGACAAAAGAATCGACTATGGAAATTGAAGTGCATGGTTTTATAAAGAGACAGGGGGCATAATGTTAGGTGATAAAAAGAAAAACAAAGTAGACCGTGAAACAGCAAGTGATATGTTTATGAGATTTTGTGAAGACTGGGAAATCGATTGCGATGAATCAGGAATGACACAGGATGATAAAATTGATTTTGAATCTCAAAAATCTAAAATAGTAAACTCTGTTATGAAGGGACGTCTTATATATGAAAACGAATGTCTTGTATATACTGTAAGTTCAAAATCAACAGGACTTGAAGGACAGGAAATTAAAATACAGCGACCAAAAGGCGCAGCATATATGGAAATGGACAGATTTAAAGATCGTGAAGGTGTCCACAAAACCTACGCTGTATTATCAGCTATGACCGGTCAACCTTCATCATTCTTTGCAAAGTTAGATGGTATTGATCTTAAACCATTCATGGCAGTGGTGACACTTTTTTTAGCAGGATAATCTCTGTAGTTGCTAAAGACGGCAGAGAAAAAAAGATATTAGGTATAACAGGTGTTATAATACAACTATTACAGATTGCAACTGATTATAATTCCTTGCCGGATTTACGAACTCTTGAATTGTTTGAAATCCGGTTTTTTTATGAACCTCTTATACCTAATTTAATTGAATATCAAAAGAAAGCGAACAAGGATGGCTAGTCGCTATAGTATCGAAGCAGTATTTAGAGCAATAGATAAGTTCACAGCTCCTATGACAAAGTTTACACGCTCGACAAAAACATTCACAAGTATTGTTAGGCGTGATTTTGCACGTGCTCAACGATCGGTCAATAATTTTGTAAGAAACTTTAAAAGAAATTTTGGCAGGAATCTTCTTATCGGTGTAGGTATAGCAGGTGCAGCAATAACAAAGTTGACAATTGAATCGTCAAAAGCATGGGATATACAAGCAGCTGCAATAAAAAATGTAGAGGCAGGTATACAATCGACGGCGGGTATTGCGAACAGAAGTCTTGCAGAATTAGAAGCACAGGCAAAATCATTACAGGCTAACACGTTCATAGGCGATGAATCTATTCTCCAAGGTGTTACAGCTCAAATGCTCACATTTACAAATGTAACTGAGGAAAGATTTGACAGAGCACAACAGGCAATAGTCGATGTTACTTCTAAACTTTACGGTCTTGATGCAACAACAGAAAACTTTCGTTCAACATCTATCCAAGTTGGAAAAGCCTTGAATGATCCTATTGCAAATCTCGGCGCACTTGGTAGAATGGGTATTCAATTTTCAAAATCACAAAAAGCAACCATAAAGGATCTTGTGTTAACAGGTCGGCTAACAGAAGCGCAGAGCATTATACTCACAGAAATAGAAAAACAATATGGAGGTACAGCGGCAGCGCTCGCAAAGACGGCAGGTGGTATGCAGAAATCAACAAAGAATCTAACAGGCGATATGCTTGAGTTAATAGGAAAAGGGATTGAACCTTTACGGCTTAAGTTTTTAGAGTTTTTAAATAAAATACTTGTAAAATTATTACCATACATAAAAAAGTTTACTGATTTCATAGAACAAAATGCGGATGTTATTTTTAATACATTTGTAAATACCTTAAAAGTTGTCTGGAATGTAGTAAAAACAGGAATAAAAGTTTTTACAACTATTTATAAAATACTCAAACCATTTGCGCCTATCATCTTCGGAATCATAGCAGCATTCATGATTTATAAAACTGTTCTTATGGCGGCTGCTGTTGTCCAGGCGATAATGAATGTAATAATGTTGGCAAATCCAATTGGGCTTATAATTATTGCAATTGGTATACTTATTGGACTTGTTATAATAATAGTTACTCACTGGAAAAAAATAGTCGCATGGCTTAAAAAAGTATGGGATGCGGTTGTAAAGGTAGCAAAGGCTATATGGGATTGGCTTGTAAAAGCATTCAAAGGCGCTGTTGAATGGACAAAAAAAGTAGGCCAGAAGTTTACGTTTTTTCTTGGTCCTGCAGGCGCTATTGTCTCTATATTGATTGAAATCGCCAAACAGTGGGATAAAATAGTAGGTAAGTTCAAATCAGATGATATATTAGGTGGCATACTTGCAATAGGCGGTGCTATTCTTTCAGGAATACTTGCGCCTGTTCAGGGATTGCTTGAATTATTATCAAAGATTCCAGGCGTAGGCGATCTTGCGAAAGGTGGTGCCGAAAAAATAGCAGAATTCAGATCGTTTCTTACAGGCGAAGAAAAAACACCAATATCACCTGCTGAACGTTCGGCGACTATCAGAGAACAGAAAACCTCATCAGGCGAGCTTGTTATACGGGATGAAACAGGAAAGGCACAATATAAAAATATAAAAGGGTCGCCCGGATATAAAATAAGACTTCAAACGTCAAGTGGATTTTCCGGAGGTGCTCATTAATGTCATGGACTGATAGATTACAGACAGCAGCTTACACTTCACCATCCGGGATACGCTTCGAGTTTCAATACGAAAATGTATCTATGAGTGTTGACAAGAAAACCGGAGAGTTCGATTTTTCAGAGATTGACGGAACTTATATTCAGGATCTTGGCAGAAAAGGCAGAAGATTTCCATTCACTATTTATTTTTCAGGACCTGATTATGATATTGATTCTGATTCATTTTTTGCAGCATTAGAAGAACCAGGAATAGGCACACTCGAACATCCATTATATGGCATAAGAAAAGTTATACCGACAGGCACAATTACAAGGCGTGACGATCTTGTCACAGGTGCGAACCAGGCTATATTTGCTATAACATTTTCTGAAACGATAGTTGATATCAATTTCCCTTCATCTGATCTTAATGAAAAAGTGGATATACAAAACTCTGTTGATAATCTTAATGAAAATATATCAGATCAATATGCAAATGATCTCGATGTAGAAAATGAAGTGGAAACGGCAGGTTTACAAAATGATATAATAGATAAAAAGGATTTGTTTGTTGATACTCTATCAGCACTTACGAAGCTTAATGATGATATTGATAATGCCATGACGACTGTTAGTAATTCAATAGATACTACAGTATTGGATTTGATTTTAAATCCAGGCGGTATTGCAAGTCAGATATTGACACTTATAAATACACCATCTAACATTATAGCGTCGGCATCTGCATTTATTGAAGGTTACGGAAGTATAATTGATACTTATATCTCAAGTGAAAACGAATCAGCAAACGAATATTTAAATAATTTACTTTTTACTTCTAGTTCATTCGGGGCTTTAACATTATCCATGTTTAATGTTGAATTTCTAAACAGACCAGAGGCGATAGATGCATTTGAAAATATAGAAGACATTTTTGATAATATAACATCCTGGATGGATGATAATATAACAGCATTTGAAATACTTGATATAGGCGATATTTATTCTGCGCTTACTAATGTGTTTTCAAAAATATCCGGTTATCTTGTCAGACTGTCTTTTGAATTACCGAAGAAAATATATTTGACATTAACATCTGACAGACAGCTGATTGAACTTGTGGCAGAGTTATATGGCAATCTCGATATGATAGATTTTTTCATACAGACAAATGACTTAACAACTGATGAAATAGAATTACTCTCTATGGGAAAGGAAATAATATATTTTGAGTAGAACGCATAACGTAGTAACAGGTGACACGCTCTATGATATAGCCGGTAAATATTATGGTAATCCACATAAATGGTCTATAATACTCAACGCCAATCCTCAGTTAAGCGATAGCGCGAGAATATACCCGGGTCAGGTACTTACAATACCAGATGAAACGGAAAACATATCAAATCCAACACAATCAAAAGAATCTCCGGAATCAATACAAAATGTTTCAGATAATGCGATTTCGATTCTTATAGATGGCAATCTGTTTTCATTTTTCACAGAATATAGTATGACATTTGAGATCGATACGTTTGATACATTTTCATTTTCTGCACCATTCGATAATTCAATAGAAATATATAGAGAAATATTCAGGCCGTTTTCTTATAAGCCTGTCTCAATTTATTATGGAAAAGAATTGATTTTTACGGGAGTATTACTTGCACCCGAATCGGCAGTTTTGCCAGATAGAAGAGAAATATCTATTTCAGGATATTCAAAACCAGGTATTCTTAATGATTGTATGATGCCTATAACATCGTTCCCACTTGAGTTTAATAATCAAAAACTTGAACAGATAACATCTGTTCTATGTAAACCATATGGTGTTCAATATAGATTTCTTGAATCATCCGGTAATCCATTTAAAAAAGTATCAATTGGAATTGATCAGAATATATTTTCTTTTCTTTCAGACCTTGCAAAACAGAGGGGATTGTTAATCACAAACGATTCAAAGGGAAAGCTTGTTTTCTGGAAATCAGAAACAGGAAAATCTCTTGCATCGTTTGTTGAAGGGGAATTACCATTCATTTCATGTGCGCCGTCATTTGATTATCAGAATTTTTATTCTCACATAACAGGAGTTACATCAACAACAGAGTCAAAAGATTCTGCAAAATATACATATCAAAACAAATATCTTACAAAATTAGGTATAATGAGAAATTATAATTGTACTATCGATGATGCCAAAGATTCGGACATCAAGCAGGCTGTATTATCAAAAGTTGGCAGGATGTTTGGTGAAAGCGCATCATACGAATTAACAATACAGGGACATATTGATAGACAGAGAAATATTTTTAAAAAGAATACAACAATAACTTTACTTTCTCCTGGGGCCATGATTTACAGGGAAACAGAGTTTTTAATAAAATCATTTACGCTTAACAGAGGGATAGACGGTGACAGTACTGTATTTTCTCTTGTACTACCTGGAGCTTATACGGGAGAAATATCGGAGATTTTTCCATGGGAAAAATAGCACGTTGGTTATCATCAAAAGTAGAGACTTATATAACCGGTATTATTGAGAGCAGGATAAATGAACGCATACAGTCTATATTGTATGGTCCAGCCGGTGATGATTCACCACCGTTACCAGATGACAGATGTTTGATGATAAAAATTGACGGTTCAGGAAACCATATTATTTCAGGCGTTATATGCAAATCTCAAGGCGCGGACCCTGGAGAAAAGATTTTATATTCCCGTGATTCGAATGGAAATGTCCAGGCTACAATAAAACTATTATCAGATGGCACAATAGAAATAAACGGAAATGCTGATTTTGCAGTATCATGGACAGATTTGAATGCAGCTTTGCAGGGTTTGGTAACCGCAATAAATGCAGCATTTGCATCAAAATCAAATGGTAGTGGATCACCTGGGACATTAACTCTTGATCTTTCAAGTGCAAAATCAACGGAGGTGAAATTGTCATGAACAGTTATGAAGGTGATGTTTTAATTCATTCAACTAATGACGGTGGCGAGATCAATTTTAACGATGGTGTTATAGAAATGACTCAAGGATTTGAATCAATAGTTTATTTATTGTTATTCGGAGGAAATTATAAAGATGACGGAACAGATGCAACAAAAAAATATCAGTGGTGGGGCAATCTCCTTGAGGAAAATAATCCGGAAAGAAAATTACATAGTAGATTTCAGAATCTATTATATGGTTTACCGGCGACCCCTGCGAATCTTAAACGATTACAGGTGGCTGCAGAACAAGATTTATTGGTCTTGACTTCTGAAAAAATATGCGATAAAATTGAAATTGAATTAAGCATATCAGCAAAAAATTGGATTTCAGGTGAAATAATATTATGGAAAGATCAACAGAAGTTATATGAGACATCATTTGAAGAAAACTGGAAAGGGCAGGTAGAAAATGGCTCTTGAAAATAAAACAATCAGTGAAATAAATGAAGCTATTATAAATCAAATAGAGGCGCAAATAAGTCAAACAATTCCAATTCTCCCAATTTCATTCACGCGTATTTTAGCAAAAATACTCGCAGGTGTTTTTTTAATTCTTTATAAAGTAGCACAAAAATTATTTTTAGATATATTTGTCTCAACAGCAAGTTTTAAGGAAACGACGATATTCGGAAAAAAAGTAACACCTCTTATAGAGTGGGGCGTAGTGGTTGGTGCAGGCCAGCCACAAACAGCCATACAGACGGAGCTTAAAATAGAAGTCACTGTAAACGATATAGGAGAAACATTACCTTCGGGTACTCAGTTTATTTCGACGTTAAACGGTCTTATATATATTACACAAACAGATTATATATTAACAGCGGGCCCGGATGCTATTGATGTTATATGTACAACTGGAGGAAGTGACGGAAATCTTGAAGTAGGCCAGACGCTTACACTTATTAACACGCTGGGAATTATTGATAATGACGCAGATATAACTGATATATTGATTACAGGTGTTGACGCAGAATCAGAAGCATCTTATCGTCAAAGAGTTGTTGAACGATTTCAATTACAACCACAGGGCGGGGCATTAGCTGATTATCGCTTATGGGCATCGGAAGTTGAGGGCGTCTTACAAACATATATTTATACCGGTGACCCTGGGAACGTTTTGATTTATGTTGCGGGTGATATAGATTTATATAGTGATAGAATACCGGATAGCGCATTATTGCTATTAATCGGTGCAGCGTGTACATACGATCCAATTACAGGAAAAGCTACAAGAAAACAGGTTACAGCAATTATAGATCCGGATGGCGATGAAACATATGGGAATGTATTACCAATCACGGTTAAGTTGTTTGATGTGATTATTTTTGATCTTGATGTCGAAGATGAAGCCGATGTAATGGATCAGATAGAGGAAGCGCTTGAAGCATTTTTCCTTGAGAAAGAACCATATATTTTAGGTTTATCGGTATTGCCAAGGCGGGATATAGTTTCGAGAGTTAATGTGATAGGAATTATTGATGATATAGTTAATGCGAATAATGGCAGTTTTTCAGATGCTTTAATATATGAAAAAGATACTTATATGGCCGTAGCGCACGACACTTCGCCCTATATTACCATCTATAAAAGATCCGGCGACGTGTTTACCAAGTTAGCTGATCCAGCCGACTTGCCCGCAGGTGCAGGACGAGGTTTTTCTTTTTCTGCTAATGGTGTTTATATGGCCGTAGCGCACTACACTTCGCCCTATATTACTATCTACAAGCGTTCTGGTGATACATTCACCAAGTTAGCTGATCCGGCTAGTTTACCAACTGGAAATGGGCAACTATGTGCCTTCTCATCGGACGACACCTATCTTGCAGTTTCGTATACAACTTCACCTTATATTACCATCTATAAGCGGTCTGGTGATACATTCACCAAGTTAGCTGATCCGGCTAGTTTACCGGCGAGTACCGGTTATGCTTGCGCTTTCTCATCTGATGATACCTATCTTGCGGTGGCGCATCCAACTTCCCCCTATATTACCATCTACAAGCGGTCTGGCGACACTTTCACCAAACTAGCTGATCCGGCTAGTTTACCAACTGGAAATGGTTATGCTTGCGCTTTCTCATCGGACGGTACTTATCTTGCAGTGGGGCATAGCACTTCGCCTTATATCACCATATATAAACGTTCTGGTGATACATTCACCAAGTTAGCTGATCCGGCTAGTTTACCAACTGGAATAGTACGTGGTTGTATATTTTCATCAGATGATACCTATCTTGCAGTTTCGCATATTGGCTCGCCCTATATTACCATCTATAAAAGATCCGGCGACACTTTCACCAAGTTAGCCGATCCGGCAAGCTTGCCGGCGGGAAATGGGCAACTATGTGCCTTCTCATCGGATAATATCTACTTCGCCGTAGCACATTCATATTCGCCTTATATTACCATATATAAACGTTCAGTTGATACTTTCACCAAGTTAGCCGATCCTGCAAGTCTGCCGACTGGAGATGGCTACGGCGTTATGTTCTCAACCGGCGGATTGATAAACTTTCATACCCTCGAAGAAGGTCAGCTTGCACAATTAGATTTATTGGATTTTCAGGATTCATAATGGCAGTAAATGAAAAATGGTTTAAAGTAATAAAACAACTCGTTCCAAAGTCAAATGCATTTATATTATTTATTCAGAAAAAATTTACTCAATTTTTTGAAGGATTGACGATAATACCTGATGAGTTCAGAGACTATATACATCAAATATGGTTTGATATTTTCCCGTCAACTACAAGAGAATTAACAAAATGGAAAAATCAATTTGGAATAATCTATTTTCCAACTCTGGAAGCAGATCAGCGTCAAATGATAGATACAGAATGGAAATTAGAAGGCGGTCAAGGAAAAGATTATATTCAGGAACAATTACAAAATGCAGGATTCGATGTCCAGGTACATGAAAATATAGCACCTGTTAATCCTGATTTTTTTTATGATGGCGACAATTTACTTGTTAACGGTCCGCTAAAAGAAGCCGGGCAGATTGAAAAAGTATATATAATCACAGATGATTCTGATTATTGGGGATTTTTCTTTTTTATTGGAGGAGATGTAACCTACGCGCTGATATGTGATAAGTTAGATGATCCTGCCAGTTTACCAGCAGATGATAGTTATGGATGCGCTTTCTCATCCGATGATACTTACCTTGCAGTGGGACATATTGGCTCGCCCTATATTACCATCTACAAGCGGTCTGGCGACACTTTCACCAAACTAGCTGATCCTGCTAGTTTACCGGCGAGTACCGGTTATGCTTGCGCTTTCTCATCTGATGATACCTATCTTGCGGTGGCGCATAATACTTCGCCCTATATTACCATCTATAAAAGATCCGGCGACATTTTCACCAAGCTAGCTAATCCGGCAAGCTTGCCAGCGGGAAATGGTTTAGCTTGTGCTTTCTCATCGGATGGTACTTATCTTGCAGTGGGGCATATTGGCTCGCCCTATATTACCATCTATAAAAGATCCGGCGACATTTTCACCAAGCTAGCTAATCCGGCAAGCTTGCCGGCGGGAAATGGTCGAGGGTGCGCATTCTCAGCAGACGATACTTACCTTGCGGTGGCGCACTACACTTCCCCCTATATTACCATCTACAAGCGGTCTGGTGATACATTCACCAAGTTAGCTGATCCGGCAAGCTTACCGGCGGGAAATGGTCGAGGGTGCGCATTCTCAGCAGACGGTACTTACCTTGCGGTGGCGCACTATACTTCCCCCTATATTACCATCTACAAGCGGTCTGGCGACACTTTCACCAAACTAGCTGATCCGGCAAGCTTGCCAGCGGGGACCGGTTTAGCTTGTGCTTTCTCATCGGATAGTACTTATCTTGCAGTGGGGCATAATACTTCGCCCTATATTACCATCTATAAAAGATCCGGCGACATTTTCACCAAGCTAGCTAATCCGGCAAGCTTGCCAGCGGGGACCGGTTTAGCTTGTGCTTTCTCATCGGATGGTACTTATCTTACAGTGGGGCATATTGGCTCGCCCTATATTACCATCTATAAAAGATCTAGAAATGGTATTTTTGAAATAGAAACAGTTAATATATCATCTGATAGAGAAAATGAATTTAAACGATTAATATTAAAATTAAAACCTGCTCAGACGTGGACAATATTGATTGTTAATTATACATAATTATAATTTGCCTTGTAATTCAAGATTAAAATATAATTTATTATAATGACCTTCTAACAAAGCATTATTTTTTTGTCTATCGTTTGCACTATAAGGAAAAATAGGATGAAAACATAAGTGCTCATATCCTAATTCAATTTCTTTATATCGTAAACCTGTTGAAAATCTGTATTGATCACAATCGGGGTAAAACTCTAATTTATTTTTTACAGAATTGAAATTGTTTTGAATAGATCCGTGTAGAAAAAATAAATTAAAAAAATATAAATCTATTTCGAATTTTGCTTGGAATGCAGAATTAAGATTTAATTGTTCATACTTATATTCATTGATTCCATAGTTAATATTCCAGTCCGGCAAATAAGAAATGTTAAAAATAAGTGTAAAAATTAAAATATTAAACATAATAATTCTCCTTTATTAAAAGTATTTCTATATAAAATATATCTCTTTTTGATTTAAAAATCAATAAAAAAATTAAATTATTTCTGTGGATCTTAATAATTTTTTCATTTGTGAATTATAAATATTCTGTGCGTCATGAGCAGGCTGTTCAATAGCTGGTGAGAGCATTTTTCTCTGTTTTATATGCGCGCTTCTTTCCGAAACATTATAGATATGTCTTTTTTTATATTTTATCCTGGTTTTATTTTTCCTGAAAGAAGTAACAAGATATAGATTTTCAGAATATTTGATTATCTTTTTTTCTCTATAGGCTACATATGCACGTGCGACCCCGCGGGCCTTGCGACTTCTGAAACGTTTTTTAAACTTTCCTTTTATTTTTTTTGATTTCAATTTTCTTAAATATAGTGATTTGCTTACAGGTCGTCTACGAGAACCTCCCCTGGAATAATCCTGTGGTATTGCGAGTTTTGACCCTCGTTTCGGTTTGCGTCTACCAGATTCTTCATGTAACAAGAGATAGCCGGCACGTTTTAATGCGCCTACTCTGGATTCCATAAGGGCTATATTATCACCCTCGGCTTTATCATATCGTATGCTGTTTTCCGTGAATTTATTTCTTAAAATCATACTACGCCTTATATTTGATTGATAATTTCTTCTTGAGATTGCTGCTATAATATTAAGGGTATTTTTTACTGCAAGTTTTGACGCTCTGTTTAGATCAACGAATCCTTTGTTTATTTTTTCCTCATTTATTTTCAGGTGTATTTCCATGACAACCTTTCAATTGTTGACCGGCAAGCATAACTGGGAGTAACTACTTGCCGGCCAATTTAAAATAATTAAACATATATAAATATAAAAATATTAAATAAAACGTAACCGTTTTGCCTTAGCTACCCGCTCGGCTGAACCGGTCATGGTTGACGCCCCCTTCTGCCCTGTTAGTTGGCTTTGGCATATTCGGAAACAATCTTCATGATTATCCCTTAATTGTACTACTACTACTACAATCTGTCAACGACAGATTTTAAAACAAGTCAAGGTCCTCATCATCGTCTTTTTTTTCATCCGGTTTAGTTTCTTCTGATCGTTTTTCAGTTTCTTCTGGTTCTTTTCCCAGTTCTGGTTTCGAGAGGGCTTCATCTATGTTTTTAACTGTTGTTTTTTGTTCTGTTTGTTGTTCTTCATCGTCATACAAAGCGGATGCGAGCAGCTCCCGCGCTTCTTCGTAACGTTCGCAAAAATGACGTATACTTGCCTGTAGTGCCATTTCTTCGGGCCAGGTCAACCATGGAGAATCATTATATTTTTTTTCAACCGCTTTTTGATATGCCTTTGATGAATTGCGCCATTGTTCAATTTTTGAATTGGGATAAAATTCAACTTCGAGCTGATTATTTATTTTTTTTGCCTGTACCCAGCACCCAAGAAATTTTCCTTTATCATCGGTTATTGCTACATTATGTTTTACTTCTCCGTTTCCTTTGTTGATTGTACAATCATCTTTTTCATATACAGATCCCCATCGCAGGTCAAGAAAAATGGGTTTCTTTCCTCCACATAACAGGGCATAATAACCACGATCCCGGATAGAGAAACGTACCTCAGTGGCCCATATAGCAATACCTTTTTTGTCTTTTCTGTTTGTTCTTTTTGGCTGCGGTACAAGATAGGCATGTTTACCGCCAATTTGCAGGCCCGTGGCTACTGCTTTCTCAACCGCTTCTATGATTGATAATTTTCCTTCCGGACTATTAAAACAATCAATCAATTTTTCATCTTTAGCAATTGCAATAATTGTGCGTTCAAAGAACTGATTTTGTTTTTCCTCCGGCCATGACTGAAACTCATCACCTGCAGATACAAGGATTTTTTTCTTGAGTGCGGTTATTCCATTTCTGATTGACTCTTCTTTTTGAATCATACTTACTACCGGGACATATTCCTCCGGCAGGTTATTTTTTTGATCCATATAACACCTCCTATTGTATTTTTAAACTTATGCCAATTTCATATATTGATTTCCATGGTATTTTCTTTGTGCATGGAATTGACATATTGTTTTCATAATAATTTTTGATTACTTTCAAAAGTTTTTTGTAATCATTTTTATTTTTCGGATTTTCATATTCAATTGTGAAGTTAATATTTATTTTCATCTCATATATCTCCTATAATTCCATTAAAATAATTTCATCTTTTTCTATAATGATTTTATCAATATCAAACCGATATTCTATATTATAACATTTTACTTTTAGATTACCATATTTTTCTTCAATATCATTTAATTTACAAATCAATTCTAATATTCTCATCTCACATATCTCCTGTCTGATTTTTTTATCAATCCTTTTTCCTCAAGTATGTTATATGCATCCGGGGCCAGTTTTGCTATTGTTGACGGGTGAATCATATTATACTGATCTTTTGTAATTACCTGCTGGAATATTTTTTTTCCAGTCTCACCGTTAAACAAAAACTTGTTTTCACCCATGAGCAACCCGGCTGCGTCTTTTATATCGTCTATCCTTGATTGGTATTTTTTTATTTTATCTTTGAGTTTTTTCTTTTCGGCTTTCATCTGTTCTGCGATTATTGCACGTTCACCGGTAACGTAAATGGCTTTATCTTTTATTTCTGGGAATAATTTTTCTATATCCGAATATTTCTCCGGCTGTGGTGGCTTGTCTTTTTTGCAGTGCCAGATAAATCTGCTTGCCTTTTCAAGTATAAGTGGGAACCATTTTTTTATTGCAGGTACTTCATAGATGTGAAACTTATTATCATCAACTAACAATAACACATATGTTAAATCAATATTATAGCACAACATCTGCCACTGGACCTGTAAGAGAATATCAGATGGTACGCCATTTGCTGTATGATCTTCGAGGTTAAAACCTTCAAAGCTTTCCCGCCTGATACGTGCATAATACCCACCTGTTTTTGCTTCCATGATAATTGGTAATTCATGATCATTTTTTACACAATCAGCATGAGCAATTGCCCAGGAGAATTGAGGGTTTCTGCATTCTGTGAACGGATGAAACATAGTAAGCGGTCTATATTTTTCTATGTCTCTCCATTCCTGATGAAGTATATAATCAACTTTGAATTTGTATGCTGTTTTTGAATTATATCTTTGTCTTATGAATGCGGTAATCAACAGTGGTTCGAGCTCATTTCCCCAGGTTGTATATTCGTTTCCCTGAAATGATTCAACTTTTCCGGTTTTTTCCTGCCATAATTCATAAGCTGATTTTTTTATTCGTGAGTTTTTTGTTTTTATTATAACAGGGATATCGGACGAACCTATAATAAGCTCATCGCTTCGTCTAACATCGGATTGATAAAAGGTATATTTATTCATGTTTTACTCCTATTCTATATTTTCCTTTATAAGTTTTTCTTTTTTTATATCGTTTTGTTAAATCACCTTTCATTAAATTTTTAGTCCTGTATGTATTATATAATTCTCTCATAACTTTTATATCGAGAATTTCAGCACATAACTTGCCTAAGTCGCTTTCAAAAAACTTATGTGCTGAATATTGATCTACCTTACTTAAGCCAGATGTGTTTTTAATTTCTTTTTCTGATAGATGCAAATCCTTGATAGCCTGAATTATCATAGCCAACGCAAGTCGTTTAATACCTATTTTAGTAAACATTTAACCCCCTTCATGGTATTTTCTCCATACTAAATTAGTCCATTTTCGATCTTTTCCGATCATCCTTGCTAATTCTCCAAACCGATCAAAACTGGACATATGGCCAGATCGTAGACGGTCGATTATAGCCTGTTCACGATCATTTATTTCAAACTCTTCTATATCTGCAATATCGTTAAATCCTTGCTGCACGGGTGAAGGCAATATGGACATTGGGGCTTGTACTTCCTTGACTGTATGTTCTATAAAGCCTTCTGATTTCAGGGATTCCCCGCAATACGGGCATGTTTTCGGCTTATCTGCTAACAACGCGCCACATGATGAACAAACGGTCATAGATACCTTTTCTTCTTCTTCTTGTTTTTGTCTCTGTAGGCCATCCAGCGTCCATATACGACGTGTTAGAGGATGTCTATGGATGATAGAATTACCACACTGGTCTATTATGAGGTTATATTTTTTCCCTGGGTATTTTCTGGCTGATCTTCCAATCTCTTGTAAATAAATAATAATACTAAGTGTCCTACGACGCAAAATACAGCCAGCAGTAATCGGTATATCAACCCCTTCACCGAGAATATCATAACTGCATAAAAAATTATATTTACCATTGCCGAGACCAGATATATAATCCTTGCGTTCCTCTCTATCCATTTTGTCATATACCGAACCCCCTTTCCATCCCCTGGCCCTCATAGCTGCTGTTACTTCAAAGCAATCATTAACCGATGCGCAAAAAATAATACATGGCGCAGAGAAAAAATATTTTTCATATAGATCACAACAATTGTTAATTACAATTTTCTCACCGAATATCTGTTGTTCTGTTTCCGGGTCATAATCTTTTCGTTTTTTCTTACCCTTTGATTTTGATAATTTAAACGTCAAAGGAGAATAAAAAACTATCGGTTCAGATAGATGAACATATCCGCCAGTGTAATCCGGATTAATTAAATCTGGATATTGCGGACCATGTATAAGCGCTGTATATCCTGCCGATTTTAAACCTATACCGTCCGTTCGCTGCGGAGTTGCTGTTAACCCGATAATACAACAGTTTTTCTTTTTTTCTTTCAGGAATGAATATATTTTCATCCAACTATTTGCGGTTCCATGATGGCATTCATCACTGATTATTATATCCGGGAGTATTCCATTTTTTGACAGGAAGTTAAGCCGTTTTACAAGTGTTTGTACCATGGCAACGTGCGTGAGTGAATCTTTCATATAGTTTTTGCCTTGAATGATACCAGGATTTATTCCGAATAATACAAGTTTTTTGACTGTCTGGTCTGCTATTTCATCACGATGTACAAGCCAGAGAACACGTTTTTTATTCATGTTTGCTTTTTGTGTTATGCTTGCACCTATTACCGTTTTACCACCTCCAGTAGCACAGGCATATATAAATTGATTGTGCTTACGTGCTGTTATGCGTATTTGTCCTTCTCCTGTTTGTTGATATTTGCGCAAGTGGATCATAAAACTATCCATAGTCCTAATAATATGATTACTGCTAATTCACATAACGCAATAATAGTGATAATATCTCTTTGTCTCGCGACTGTAAAAGTAGTTCTGCCCATAACGCCTTTTGAAAACATATCAATTCTTTTTCGCATTTGTCTTCTTAATTTTTTTGATGATCGTTCGGACATGCTACCCCCTATATGGGTTGTGATCCTGGCACTTAATTTGCCATTCATCGCCTATTTTATGATTTGTCCAGCCCTCTTGTTTCATTTCTTCTTTGATGATATGATAAGGGCCGTCAAACTCTTGTTCATTTATGCAATCTGGATGATCACATATAAGTATTGTTTTAATCGCCATTTTTACCTTCCTGTAAAATTATTGAGATTCCGCCGGCTTCCTGTACCGCTTTGCGGAATTTAATCTGATCCGGGGATTCTTTTCCGTCTTTAGATTTTGTTTCTAGGTTCAAGAAAACTGCTATCTTTTTATTAAAAGAACATGTTTGACAATTACCATTACAGCCTGGTATATTGACATCAGCGGGCAATAATTCACACAGTGTTTTGCTTTCCCAGCCTATGTAATCACCACCCCCGGTTTGTTTTGTGCGTCCGGTTTTTTTGTCCTTTTTGGGGAAACCTACCCCGAAAAATATAGGTCGTAATTTTTTGAGTATTCTTTCAAGCCTGTTTCTGATTCTGAATGTCAACAATTTTCCCTGCCATGCCATGCCGGAATTATTGCGGAATATGCGAGCGTCAGGGTGTAATTTCTGCCATTCAGGAAGAGCTTGTTTTGCATAGTTTGATTCATTCATTTTCTTTTCCTTTTCCTTTTTCCGAATCTAGATTTTCTGTAATAAATAGCAATTTTAAAAAATGGATCATTTTCTGATTTAATAAATCTTTTTGTATGTTTATGTTTGTCACGATTTGAACCAGAAGGCATTTTATGTTTGTATTTCATTTTTATCTCTCCAATTTTTCGAGATATTCATTAATTATCATTTCAATCTGGCTGCTGATTGATCTGTAATTTTTTTCTGCTATATCTGATATTTTTTGATGAATATCAGGTTTTAGTCTAACAGTCGTTGCAATTATTTTATTATCTTTTCTTGGTCTACCCATTTTTTTAAACCTCCTTAATAATTTGCGGGTATATAAAATACCCGCATTTTTTAGCAATCTTAATATAGGTCATTTTCGTTTTCTACAACTGCATCCATTCCGAATATTTTTTCCAAATTGTCAAAAAGTTCTTCCCATTCATCATAGGATGCAGTAATTTTTTGATTGCCGATGTTAAATGTAAATTGTTTATCCATTTTTTACCTCCATGGATAGATTATATTTACTCTTTAATTTCTCAAAGAGTTCCTCCCAGTTATCGCATGACGCTGTTATTTCCTGATTACCGATATTAAATATTATTTGAGTCATCTTTCTTTACCACCTTTCCGTTAAATATTTTTTTAATGTTGTGTATTTCAGGCGTTATCTGTCCGCCTATAAGGGTGTCTATTTCTTCTTTTGTGTATTTGATTTTGTCTTCTGTCACCACTTCTCCCGTATCCTTATTATACGCATATTTCATATTGAGAGTTTTTGAATAATAGTACACCCAGTTACCTTTTTTTTCAGGCATATAATTTCCTATAGTTTATATCAAGGCCTAATCTATCAGCATTGCTAATCCCCTGATGCATTCCATCTGTTATGCCATAGTCTGTATAGACTACCATATAACTTGCCCGCTGATGCCAGGCGAATCCCGCTTTAATTCCGAGGTTGCGCATTTCATGATTATTATCGTCTAATACTTGGGTAAAAAGAAGATGTGACACATTAGGCGACTCTCCACGCTTAAGACAGTCAAGCATGCAACGTTGAGCATATTGTTTAAATTCTTTTTGTAAGGCCTTTGCCTCATAGATGTCAATTGCACCTTCTACGCCTTGTTTGTCTGTTTTGAAGTTTATATTTGCCCTATAAGGTGATTCTAAAATTACACATTTCATATTAAAAATCCTTTCCGCAATATTCGCACTTATCCTGTAGAAATATTTTTTTCTCATAAATGATTGCTTTCACTTCCGGTAGATGGAGAAAATCTTTGATCGACATCTGTATTATTGATGATTCTTCTGTTTCTACCGTTGCTGTTTTTACATTTCTGCTATCATATGAGCAAATATTGCATTTTGTTTGATTTTCGCATAACTCCAGCCTCGTGCAGTATTCCGGGTTCATATTTGTTGGTATTACTATAGGTCCGACATTTTGATGTTTCTCGATTATAATTTCTTTTGTCACTTCCCGGACAGCTTTTACAGTACCGCCCTTTTTCTTTATTTTTTTCACAGCTTCTTTTTGTTTTTCCTCTGGTACTGAACGTATAAGAGAAATAGCACTTGTACTCATTCCGGTTGTGTCGATTCGTTTTTCTTTCATACTGTCCCGGATCTTTTTCGCTACAAGAGTATCACTTATTCGTGTTACACGGATGTTTAGTCGGTCTGCTATTTCTTTTTGTTTCATACCGGCATCTACGAGGGCTTGTAATGCGTTTTCAAATTCTTCTGGTTTCAAATCGTCCCTGTGAATGTTTTCTATAAGCTGGATAATAGCAGGGTCACCGGTCGTAATTTTTGCTTCTATTTGATTGAAATCTTTCCCTTCATCCAGGAGAAACAGGAACGCGTTTAGTCTACGAAAACCATATAACATATTGAAGGTGCCATCTTCCTGTTCTGATACACCTATAGGCTGTAATTGTCCGTCTCGCTCAATACTTCTGGCTAGTTGTTCTATATCATCATACTGTTTGCGGATATTATCCGTTATGTTAATCTGTGAAATATCGATTTTACGAATTGATTGTTTTTGTAGTTTCATTCAATCACCTCCTTAGTAAAGTTTTCCATTATTTGTTTTGCCCGACCCTGGAGTGAATAACCTGTTGATAATTCACTTGTTAGGCGGGATATTGATTTCATAGCAGGAACTTTCCCGGACCATAGAAATGATTGTAAATCAGGATCATTTCTGAATTGGTTTTCAATTCCCGGGGTGTTTCGTTTTGAATCGTATCTATTGAGTACTATCTGTACATCTGCATCGACTCCGCACATCTCCATTTCTTCGAGAATCAATTTTGTTGCCTGATAGTCGATATCTGAAAACATAGCAGGAATAATTATTTTATCGGCTGCAATCATGGCGTTACGCGTTAATGCATTCATGGTTCCGGGTGGATCTATGAAGATATAATCATAGCGTGAGAGATCTATTTTTGATAGATTTATTTTTAATACTCTATCGGAAATATTATTTAATCGTGCTATTTTTAAATCAGACGGTATTATATCCACCTGTCCTTTTTGTAATGACCATAAAGCTTTTGTAAAGTCTATATCACCGTTTAACAAATCAATAGACGTGTATTTCCCACCTATCGAATCGTAAACGCTACTTATAGAAAGATTGCTATCCAGGTCAATTATCAGGATAGACTTGTCCTGCTTTGCGAGTAGTTCTATACACGCAGTAGCAAGGCTTGTTTTCCCGGTCCCGCCTTTCCAGGATGCGAATGTAATTATTTTCATTTATGTTTCTCCCTTCTATAATAAAAAATTGAACAGAATATCAAAAGTATAATTAACAATATGCCTAATCCGAAATAGGCAAGTAAAAATATTCTTATTATATTAAGCAGGACTTCCATGTTTTTTCCTTTCATTCTGTCATTTCAGAACCTCGTAAAATTCTGGAAAAACAGGGGGAACCGGGTTACGGCTCCCCTTATAACGTTATGTAGGCTGGACAAAAAATCGTCTTGCCTCAATCTCCAAATACGTTTTGTCATACTTATTTTTTATTTTATTTTTTTCTTTCGCTGCATTGATTTCTTCGTCAATAAGACGATTTGTTTCCCGGACCAAGTCCAGGATATCCCTTGTTTTTTCTTTGTTTATTTCTGTCATTTTATTACCTCCTGGGTTGATTGTAATATTTCTGTATATTTTTTTAGATAGTCAATTTTATACTCGGCTTTTTTGATATTTCTTTCCGCACCATTGAGATAGGCAAGTGCTTTTTCTGCATTCTCAATAGCAATATCGAGTGCCATTTCCTCAACGATTAAATCATCAGTGTGTTGTAGTTTTTCCTGTAACATATACCCTCCTTTGTCGGTGTCCTATTCGTTCCCCTCCCGGAAACTATTCAAGCTTTCCAGATATTTTATTTGCTAATTCCAAAATCCTTTTCGTTATATAGGTTTTTCCTTCTTCACTAATTTCTTTTTTTCTTCGGAAGCGTACTATTTGATACGAATCCAGCCATTCAGCTGTTTGTTCATATTCTCCGCGCTCAAATTTCTTTTCTGCCTCTTCTCGTGTCAATGCATCAATT